TCACATCATAACCCGAAATTATTCTTTTGAAGTCTAACGATGCCTTTACCGCAACTGATGTATCAATATCGTTTTGTCCTAATAATGACTGAAAAGTTTTATATCCTCCTGTATTTCCACATTGGAATGGGTCATCCCCATTTGCATCGTTTTCAAAATTAGGATGGTCAATATCGTAAGACCCTGCAGAATTAACGGGCGCAATAATACTATTTGGTTGTGCCAATGTTACATCAAATCCAAGACCACTCGCGGGATCTTGTAATCCATTTTGAATGTCTTGTTGTTCTTGAGCTAAAGTATTTGCATCAAAATCATCATCCATACTCGCGGTCCCACAATCACAATCACAACTTGTACAATCAGGGTATGCAATCATAGGTAAACCAATTCTTGGGAAATTGTCTATTCTACCATTTTGAGTATTTTCAATTAAAAATTTTGTATAAAAATATGTAAATGCCAAACCAGCAGCAACTTGGACTATAACTTTTAGTCCTTGAGCAATAATTTGTAAAATAGTACCAATTGAAATTACCGGTCCTCCTAATGGTGCAAAATCACCAAGACTAGTAATATAATAAACTAAATCTATTCCCGCAGAAACACCCTGATATACAATATATGGTCCAAGGAATAATAACAAGTATTTCAATACAGGCCACAATAACGCAATCAAGTGGGCGACAAATAACAATACCAAAATTGGGAATGTTAAAATATTAACAAGTACATTGAATATAAAAAAGATAGGGTCAAAGTTCCTTATGATGTCGTTTACTGGAAAAGTGTTAACAGTTGATTTACAAGTTCTGTTGTCAATTTCTTTTATACCTAAATGTTTTGCCCTTCCAATTCCGTTTTTATATCTATCAAGGAACATTGCCGTTGTATAGACTTTATTGTATTGGAATTCGTAAAAGGTATCTTCACAATTGATTGCTTCTTGTTTGTTAACATAATCATCCCAATCGGTACTAAAGGCATATGATCTGTAAAGATCAAATAGAGCTTGTGGGTATTGTTTAAATGTTATAACTTGTGGTTGAGATGGGTCAACAGGATTTGCAACAATTTGAAGTTGTGTTCCTGGTGTTATTTCAATAGCGTTTAGAGTTCCTGTATATGGTTGTCCATTTATGTATATTATATAAGATTGGACATTGGTTGTTGTTGGGTCTGCCAATCCTTGTGCCGTCCCAAAAACAACTGTAGATCCTGTGACAACACCAACACCTAAATTATAAGGGTATGTTGAGGGTGTGTTATTTGTTAATGGATCTACAGTATAATTTGTCCATCCATATTCTTTAACATTAGGAACTAAAAAATTGGCTCTTTGGAAACTACCCTGTAAACCTTGTTCGTTTTGCCATTTAAATTTAAATCTATATCTACCTTTTGTTGGGATACCTTTTGATGGGTCGTCAGATAATACTTGTTGACCAAATTCATTTGTAAAAACGTAATCCAAATTCATAGGAACATTCAATAGGTATGTTCCATCTTGATCGATAACTTTTCCTTCCTCTTCTATTTGATATTGTTCAAGTATTGGTAATCCTTGATCGTCAGAATTGATTGTGTGTCTAATTGCCAAAATTTCGCCAGGTCCTGAAACTATTTCACAAAGATTTCCTGTATTGTTTTTTGGTTTACAACTTACTTTTAATGCATCATCATCTGTTGTGGATATAATTGACCCCATGAAAATTGAGGTCGGTTGTATATTAATGTTTGCTAATTTTGTCAAATCAAAATCAACTCGTGTTATCGCAACTTGACATAAATCAGGATCTCCCCAAAAAGGAGATACGTCAACGTCAAAAACTAAATTTTTAATTTGTGGTAACTCTCTTAGATTCGTTGAGGATTTGAATGTGGATCCATTCACTTGAGACTCTGTTGCTAATCCTTGTTGAATTAAATCTTGTGGTGATAATGAAAAACATCCAATATCGGAAAGATCAACATCCATAACAATAGTTTGGTTTCCAACAGGAACACCAAAAATCATAAAGTCACCACTCTCATTAGTTTTAACAGTAAATCTATAATACTTATCGTAGACTTCAATGTATGAGTCATCCATTAATACATCAGACACATTTGGGAATGATCCTGTAGATTGATGTCCTCTATATGATGGTAACTTAGGAAGTAAGTTATATCTATAACCATCTTCGTTAGTATCGGTAATTGTTTTATATGGATATAATTCTGAAATTACAGGGTTTAATTCATCTGCATCATCAAGAGGAATAAAAACAGAAACCCTAGCATTTGGTAAACCAAAACCATTATTAACAAAAACTCTACCAACCACAACTCCGTAGTCGGCACACATTCTTGTATAAACATCATTCGCAAGTATTTTCAGTGAGAGTACTTCTAAAGACTCCCAATCTTGTTCTAAATTTACATTGATGTACTTGTCAACACCAACTTCGGTTCTTATTCTGTATGATTTTGGCATTAAAAAAATCGTTTTTTCATAAATAGTTTATTTCCTATTTTCATAGAAAAATAGTCCCTTTTGAAAAAAAATAAATCCCTATGAGAAATTAACGGATTTCAAGTTCAATACTCTTACATTAATGTCTTTGCTTGGGAATCTAATTTGATAGATTTGTGTTGGAGTTGCAAACAAAGTATCTGCCGTAGGCTGTATTTGTCTTGTTACAGGATCTGAATAAGGCATAGATGTTTGTGCTGAAGAATATTGACCTCCTACTTGGTTAAAGAAAGAAACATTAGAAATACTAACTATCCCATTTTCGGCTTGTATTAATCTTCTAAGTTCAGATATATTTACGTTTTGACCTAACTGTATAACCAATGGATTGAAGAAGTTACTAATGATTTCGATTGTTTTTGAAATGATTGCACCTTGATTTTGACTATTATCTAATACCACATCGACAGTGACCGCTAAATCAATAGTTTCTGCCGCTTCAACAGAAATGTAATCATTGATCATTCTAAAGTTAGATAAATAATTTGCAATGTTTTGTTTTAAAGTATTTGATACAACATTAGATAAACTACCGTTTGTATCATATGATAACATTTTAATTCTAATTTTATTATTTTCTTCAGTAATCGCAACTTTTGCCGGTGCACCATATTGAGACGGCATTGTTCTTATTAATGAATTGTAGTCATTAACTGTTACAGCTCTGTACTGAGCAGCAAAGTTAAATGAAACCATGTTTCTAACATCTTCTGTTGTTGGTAAATTAGCCCCACCAATCGCAGCGGTTACGTTATTACACTGAAGACTATTAATAACACTTCTATTGACAGAATCAGAAGGTCCATTAACTGCAAATGAAACTGTACCAATTTGATTGATCGTATTAAGACCAACATTACTAGCCAAACCACCACCTATTCTATATTGAACGAATAAAGTTGTGTTTGGTGTTAATGCCGCACCCATTGCATAATTGTTAGTATATCTACTTAAATCAAATCCTTTACCGTCACGAGCAAATTCTCTTAATTGTTCTTCGGCTGAAATGTTACCACCACCAAAAGTCATTTTACAAAAACCTTGTGGTGTATATTCAGAAATAAATTTATTTGAGGTTGTGATGTATCTTCCAACTTTAATTCCAGGTTGATCTGAAACTTTAGTTGGGTCTTCAACAAAAATTCTATCCTGAACTAAAGCATCTACTTCATACCATCTTTCAGGCCCTAAACTCAAAAAATCTTGTGGGTTCGGAACTGTAGAGTATTGTGTTCCAGGTTTTAATAAAACGCTAGTTATTCCTAATATATTTTTTTCAGGAAGGAATAATTCTAAATATGGTTTTACGTCATTAGCCGTAATTGTTCTTTTAAAAACTTTTGTAACACCGTTTACGACAACTTCCCTTTTAACAATAGTATAATTTATTAATTTACCACTTGAATCAAAGTTTGGTATTTTTAATCTGTTTGGCGATCCTTCAGCATTAATTGGTGATGCAAAATCAATGTCATAAACAGTCTCAAATGGTTGTCCTGCACCATTAACCAAAGATCCTCTTCTTAAGATACCACAATATCTTATATCTTCTCTATCCCCAAAAGCAGGAACTGTTATTGAAAAATCAACTAAAGCAACTGATGGTCTTTGACCTGGTACTTTAAGACCGTAAGTTCTTGCAATATTATAAACTGAGTTCTTTTGCTGAGCAAATTGTAATACGGTTTCTTGAATACTTCTATCAATTTGATAATTTAAGTTATCAGTTACCGCTGCGTTAAGATCTAACATTACTGAAAAAATCCCAGCATCATTAAAGTTCTGAACTAAATCAGGATAGTAAGTTCTTGTAAAATTTATTAACTCAGATCTTACTCCTTGAAAATCTCGGACCGTATAGGATATCTTTTTTTCAGCCATATATCATTAAATATTTAATATAACAAAATCTTGTGATTCGAATGCCGAATCAGTGATTTTATAATCAATTTTGATTCTTGCCGTATGTTCTAAATTGGCAATGTTTGTAACTTTAAATTCTCGTTCACCGTATTCATTTACAGTGAAACCTTTATCTTCAAGTCCTGCAGATGCCGGTTCAACAACAATATTCGTGACTTGTAAGTTTGGCATAAATGTTCTAATAGTGTCCCTTATCTCTGCCTCAATATCCGAAAACGTAGGACCATCAAGTGGTTCGAATATATATTCATATAATCTTGTTCCAAAATCAGGTAAAAAATATCTACTACCCTTTCTTGTTAAAAGTAAGTGAACTAGATTACTTCTAATTTCAGCTTCAGTAGATTCGGTAACATCCAAATATCTACCAGTAAAAGAATCAACGAAGGGAAACCCTATACCGTATGTAATACCATTTGCCATATCACATATAAATATAAGTTATAGAATTTTTAAGTAAAAAAAAATCACTACCGAAGTAGTGATTCTTAATTTTAGGATGAACATCCAAAACATTCAAAATCAGAATTCTCAGGTCTTGGTGGTAAATTCAAGTTAGAGTAGTCAACTTTTGGTGGTTCAGGAGTTACTTTAGGTTTTTCACGTTTTGACATATCTAACGCTAAATGTTTTGCTCCTGTTGAGATTGCCTTGGTTCTTACATAATAACAAAGAGTTTTTAAACCTTTTTCCCAAGAGTGGAAATGTGATGATGTAATTTTAGATAAAGTTGGGTTCGCCATATAGATATTCATTGATTGTGATTGATCAATAAATGGTGCTCTATCTGCCGCCATATCAATAAGTTCTCTTTGTGAGATCTCCCAAATAGTTTTATATTTAGGAATTAAATGCTCAATTCTTTTAACTTTCTTATTGTAATTTTTATCTTCACTATCCAAATAGTTATTGAAATTAATATTTTGGATTGATCCTTCATTTATAATAATTTCATTTTTCAAATCTTCGCACCAAATTCCAATCTTTTCAAAATCATTAATTAAGTATTTGTTAACAATCATGATTTCCCCACCAACAACTCTTCTGTTAAAAATAGCCGAGTGAGCTGGTTCTGTCATTTCATATGATCCTGTAATCTTAGCTGAAGATGCCACAGGCATTTGTGCTGTAAATAATGAATTACATACACCATATTGTGAAACACTATTTTTAAGTTTGTTCCAATCCCACATTCCTGAAAGTTGGGTTTCGTCTAATCCCCACATATCAAATTGGAATATTCCTTGAGACATTGGTGATCCATTGAAGAATGAGTAAGCTTCGTATTTACCATTCATACACAACTGATTACTTTCGTAGATCGCCGCATAATAGATTGTTTCAAAAATATCCTTATTTAATTTTTTAGCTTCTTCAGATGTGAAGATATAATCCATTAAATAAAATACATCAGCCAAACCTTGGGTACCAATCGCAATTGCTCTTTGAGCTAAACCACCTTTTCTACCTTTTTCAGTTGAGTAGTTATTAATATCAACAACTTTATTAAGTGACCTAACAACTTTTCTAACCTCATTAAATAAAAGTTCAAAATTAAATTTACCTCCCTGAATAAAGTTTTTCAATACCATAGATGATAATGTACATATTGCTGTAGTCTCTTCATCAGTATATTGATAGATCTCATTACACAAGTTAGATTGTTTAATCACCCCAATATTTTGGTGGTTAGTTTTTCTATTTGCATTATCTTTAGAACATAAGTAAGGAACACCCGTTTCAATTTGAGATTCAACAACTTTACTCCAAATGTCTTGGGCTTTTACTTTTTTACCTAATCCCATAGAAACAGCCTTATCGTAAACCTCTTCGTATTCGTCACCAAAACATTCTTGTAGTGGTTTTAAACCGGCTTTAGTGATATCATTAGGACAGAACAAATACCAACTACCGTTGTTTCTAACCGCCTTCATAAAATTATCAGGAATCCAAAGTGCTGTAAATAAGTCACGAGCTCTTAGTTCTTCGGCACCTGTGTTCTTTTTAATATCTAAAAGATCAAAGATGTCTTTATGCCAAGGTTCAAGATAGATAGCAGCACTACCAGGTCTACGACCTTGTTGATTAAAGAATCTTAGTGATTCGTTAACAATTTTTAAGTATTTCAAAAGACCACCAGCATAACCACCTGAACTTGAGATTCTACTTTCTTTACTTCTAATGTTAGACATAGATAATCCAATACCAGCAGCATCAGAAGAGAAAGTTGAGATATCGGTTAATGTGTCTAATAAACCTTTTCTTGAGTCGGAGTTGTTATAGTGAAGTACACATGATGCCAATTGTGGAACTTTTGTTCCTGCATTGATCATGATTGGTGTTGCCTTTGAAATCAGTTGATTTGATAATGATTTGTAGTACTCAAATGCGTCTGCCATATTGGTAGTAACCCAAAGAGCGACTCTCATATACATATGTTGTGGTCTTTCAACTACTTTACCATTTGGTCTTTTCAACAAATACATTTCTTGTAATGATCTCCAAGCGAAGTAATCGAAGTTATAATCATTTTCATGATTAATAGCCGCGTCAATAGTATCTTCACCGTATTCTTTAATGGTTTCAATTAATTTTTCATTAATGATTCCATCTTCGTAAAGTTGCATCATTGTTTGTGAAAAACTTTCATTAGTTTCTTTATGGTATGAGGAAATTGCAACACTCGCAGCCAATCTTGAGTAATCGTGGTGACTACCTGTATACGAAGCCGCAATCTCATAAACTAATTTATCAAGTTCTTTTGTGGTTACCTCACCCTCTGTTGGTACAGAAGTGATCACTTTAATGAAAATTTCGTCAGAGTTAACATTCAAACCTTTAGAGGCTCTCTTAACTCTGTTGTAAATTTTTTGAGGATTAAATGATACACTTTCTCCTCCTCGTTTATTTATTTTTAATGACATATTCCAAAAATTAAAAGTCGTCTGTAAATGTTATTGTTTCATTCAGTTTTGCTTTCTGATACTCCATAGTACGTGATTCAAAGAAATTACCTTTAGTTTCAACAGCGATTTGCTCCATAAACTTAAACGGTTGTTCTACATTGAACTCTTTACTACATCCCATCTTAACAAGTAGTCCGTCAACTACAAATTCAAGATATTGTTTCATTAAGTTTGAGTTCATTCCGATCAAAGAAACTGGAAGTGATTCTGTGATGAATTCTTTTTCAATTTCTAAAGCCGAAAGTAAAATCTCTTTAATTCTTTTTTCAGAAGGTTTATCCTCTAAATGATTGTTTAATAAGTGAATTGCAAAGTCACAATGTAAATTTTCATCTTTAAAGATCAATGAGTTAGCATTACACAAACCTTGCATAATCCCTCTTGATTTCATCCAGAAAATAGAACAGAATGAACCTGAGAAAAAGATACCTTCAACAGCAGCAAATGCAACTAATCGTTCTGCGAATGATGCCTTTTCAATCCATTCCAAAGCCCATTTAGCTTTTTTCTGAACTGCGGGTAGTCTATCAATTGCGTTAAAACATTCATCTTTTTCCTTTGGGTTATTAATGTATGTATCGATCAACAACGAATACATTAATGAATGAATGTTCTCCATCGCCAATTGGAATCCGTAAAAGAATTTAGCCTCAGGGTATTGTACTTCTCGGTAGAAATTTTCCGCCAAGTTTTCGTTTACAATGCCGTCAGAAGCTGCGAAAAATGACAATACGTTTTTGATAAAGTATTTTTCGTTATCAGTTAAATTTTCCCAATCTCTGATGTCATTAGTTAAATCCACCTCTTCTGCCGTCCAAAACGCCGCTTGGTGTTGTTTGTAAAATTCCCATATATCATTATGTTCGATAGGGAAGATGACGAACCGACCAGGATTTTCTACTAGTATTTTTTCCATTTTTATAAATTTACTTATTTTGTTAATTTGATTGTGTTTCTCTTTGTTTTCTCTTTTCTAAGAGTTCCTTGACTCTTTGTCTTTGTCTTTCTTCTTTTTGTTCTTCAAGACCTAAGAACGTCATTGAGCTTTCAGTATCTATCTCAATCATTGCGTTATCAAACTTACAGTTTTCAAATACAACACCATCATCACCAATACGTGATTTTGTAATTGCAATTGTCGCCAATTTCATTTCTTTTTGTTGTAATGTCTTTGCAATTGATATAATAACGTGACCCACTTGAGCCTTTTTAATTGATCCACCCATTTGATCTGTTGTAACAACTTCGGAAGATATTGAAGATCTGTTACCTTGAGTTGCGGTCCAACCCACAATATTCATTTCGTGACACATTGCTTCAAATGCTCTCATCACTGACCCTTCACTCTTCCATTCATCACCCAAATTTTTGTCAGGGACAATACAATCGATATAATCTAAAACAATCATATCAACTTTAATCCCATCAGATACCATTTTTCTAATTTGATTTTTGATTTGTAACATCGTCATAGTATCGGATGGTAACTTTTTCATTATCAATTTATTTGGCATCGATTCCTCAATTTCCCTAACTCTCTTCATAACTTCATCTTTTTTCTCTGACAAATCGTCAGGATGAACTTTCGTCCATAATGTGAAGTGTTTTCTTTGGATAACCTTTGGGTTGTCCTCAAAAAAGATCTGAAGTACATTAAAACCTAAGTTAAAAGCGTGATTTGCCATCTTGGTTAATACAGTTGACTTACCGACTCCTGTAGGTGCTAAGATAACACCAATTTCTCCTTTTGCCAAACCTCCCTTCAACAATCTATCAATACCTGGTATTCCCATAGGAATTGGGTGTCTATAATCATCTTCAAGAACTTGGTCAAGGTTAGAAAACACATCTAACATGGATGTGTCTTTTGCTCCAACCTGAAGAGCTGTTTTAACCATTTCTTCAAGTGTGTCGTAGTTCTCAAATTCACCACCATCGATGATCTTTTGAGCCTTACCCATAACCTTTTGTAGTTCTTGTTGTTTACAGAACTTTAATGCCTTTTCCTGTACAAAACCCACTCCATCGATAGGTGCATCTTTAATAATCTTAATTGAATCCATAACAATTTTAGATGCACTTACTA